TGAACTGAAGACGATACCGAAATATTCTCATCTGAAAATAATTCTAGCCTATTCCCTTCTACGTATATTTGTACACTTCTTTTCATTAAATTACTGAATTAATTATATCGAATGTATATTCAAATTCTAAAGAATAATTTATAAGTTTTGTATTTACTTTCTTTAATTTTCCAACGTCGCGCGTTTTCAATTGTGCGGGTAAATAGTCAACTAAAATACGTTCACTCAATAGTATTTCTTGAATTATAGTTGAATAATTTTCATTTACATAATCAGTATTTACCTTAATTGTTTTTGTACCGTTATTATTAAATTCTCTTCGTTGCCCTTCGTCTATTGCATAGTTAGGGTAAACGCTAGGTAAAATATTATAAACGTCACTTTTTGTACTTATATTATTAAAACTTGCTTTAAAGAAAAATTCACGTTGCCAAGCCCCGAATCTATTTATGAAATCAATTATTACAGGTTTATACCTACATTCTATAATTGGTCTAAATGTATATTCCGCGATCGTATTAAATGTAGAATCTAATATTTCAACCTTGTTCCCTTCGGCATAATTTGCGGGGAATACTCTATATATATTTGTAAATGGTCTTATTACTGTTAATGGTTCGGTATGTATTGAACCCGTTACTAAGTTTTTATATTTTGCGTGCCTTGCTTCTTGATTAGATAACGTAATCATTCCCGCGCCGTGTGTTGACAATGGGTTTACCAAATCATAATTATAAGTATAATCTATTTTTTGAGTTAATAGAATATCGGATAATATCGGGTTTGTTCCACCTTCATAATATCCGTAACCGTCAACCGCGTAATAATTTTTTGTGTCAATTAAAATATAACTTGTCCCGTTAAATCTGAAACGTTGTACTTTTACCGTTGCAAATTGTAAAGGGTTATTAGAACTAATTGTATTATATACGGGCTGAATAAAATTATGTTTAATATATTCCCTAATATACGGGCTAATATTATACATATTATTTGTATTCGTTGCTGAAGCATTTAACTTCGATACCGTTATTGTTGGGCTTGATGGTAACGAACCATTTGTAATAAATATCTTTAGTAAACTTCCTAATTGACCAGGTTGATTAACTGAAATAATATAGGGCGAACGCGCGTTAATTATTGGTAATGTAGCCATTTTATTTATTTATTTCTTTTAAAAATTTATCTATATCCAAACCGAATGAATCCACCAATTCTTTAGGTAATCTTTTTACAGCCGCATTAAATGGCTTTGTAAAGAATAAACTCGGTTTAATACCATTCTTGTATATTGAACGTGCAATTAAAAACGTTAATGCTTTTCGCGTTATGAATTTTCCTTTTGAATCCCGCGGCGCAATTCCTTTGCGAATAGTCCATTTATCCAATTTACTTGGAGGGGGCATTTTGTTTGTATAACTTGCTTTAACTCCAGGATATTTTTTTTCTTTACCGTTTACCCCTTTATCTTGATAATATCCGTAATCTAACATTTCAAACGTAACGCTGAAATCTTTTTTCGTATGTTTATATTCGCCTTTAATAGAATTGTATAAACGTTTTGACGCGTTTTTTTTCATTCTAGTAAGGTTTGAACGGGATTCTTTTATAACGTATTTCTTGAAATCATTTAACGCCTTTTCAAGTTCTTTATTTTCTAGCATATGCTCATTTCGTTTGGCATTATAATATCTAGCGTCATAGTCCAACCCGCTAAATAATTCTCAAAACGTTCCGTAAATTGTTCCATTGTTGGGAATCCGCTCACTTCCATACGATCGTTTAAAGAGCCTCTATTTAATACTTCATATAATCTTAACAAAGTTATCATTTGAGTATTCAGAACGTCTATTTCATTATCATTACCTATGAATTTATCCGTTGTTTCTGTTTTTGAAATATCAACTATATCCATTGCAAGTATCGAAACATTGAATCGTAATATGTTATTTTCGGGGCTTGCTGAATTAACTATTATATGGCAAAGCGGGAACATAGTTTGTTTATAATTATCTATATCGTCTAAATTTCCTTGAGTAACATTTGTAACCAATGGGATAGAAAGTAATTCTTCTTGTAATTGTTCTAATAAGTAGTAATATGCTTTCATTTTTTTAATCTTTTTTTGATGTTATTATTTTCTATTGTTATCCGTTCCTTTTCAAATGTTAAATATGTCAAACACTTCATTAACGGTAATGCGGTGACTTCGTCGAATTTAGTAACGTCTCCTTTTGCAAGTCCATATATGCTTTGATACCAGCCCCACCGTTTGCCAAATTGAGCTGTTTCGCTAAAATCGTTTTCTCCTTCGTCGTTAATTGTTGAGCTGAATAATCCATCAAACCTACTAATAACTCTCTCCCTAAATTCCAAAAAAAAACATTCACTCCAAAAACAATATCTAAGGGTAATGCTTTCATTACTTCAGAATAATTAATAGCTGAAATATATTTTTCAATTTCGTATTTATCTCCTTTGATTTTCTTTGTAATTGGCCTATATAATACAGCCATTGCAGAATGCATTGTTTCCCATTTATCTAAATAAGATTCGGTATCTATGTATTCGCCAAAACTCATTTGTTCAATATTTGTTATAAATCCAAATTCAACCCCGCCTAATTTAAACGTAGTTGTCAATTCAGGCGTTTCGCTAAACATTAAATCGAAATTTTCTAGTATCTCTTTTATACTTGAATATTCAATGTTTAAAACTTGGCTTAAAGGAATTTTACAAAAGATTGAAATCATTTTACGCGCTGTAATCTCTTCGCTATCTTCGTCATTTCGTAACTTCATAAACAATTGATATTGTTCTAAAGTAACATCGTTTAACGAACTCGGTATAAAAATTTTGCTTTCCATATACTATTAACTTTTTATTTTATTATTGTACTACCTAACATTATATTTACCCCTATTCGGGTTTGAAACGGCTGTAAAGACAAAATACCTAACAGCATCTATACAGTGATTCCATTTATCTTGGGGAATACTTTTATTACTTTTTTCAATCCACGAATAATTATTGAATTCTTTGATTAGATTCTTTGAATTGGGGTCTATTATAATTGTGTATTCACTCATTAAACTAATTCCCGCTGTAATGCTGCCTGTTCCCTTTTCGCTTTCAATAACATTTAAGCCGCGTTGTCTTAATTCTTGTATTAATCGAGGTTCGGCACTATCCCCAACGATTAACTTTTTACCCGCGTATTGTTTATTTAATTCGTAAATTTGCCCCGTGTTCAAACCTACATCGTAAAAGCACTCTTTAAGGTATATTATCTTTTGCCCCCGATTAACTGAAACGTGGATTAAAACTGAAGGGTCGTTACTAAATCCGTAATCTTGACCAAACCCGCTTATTTCGCATTCAATAAAATTACCTATTGACCAATTATTAAATATTGCGCCCGTCGGTTGCGCCCGTTCCCCGATCCCGTAAACTTTCCACCAATAAGGATTGTTAATTTTACTTTCAATATCGTTTATTTGTGCGCGTGTTAAATGGGGGTTATCGCGATAAGTTGTAATTAATGGGGGGTATTTAACTATATAAGTATCTAACCAATGTTCGGAACTCAAAGCGGGGTTATAATCGCAAATTATTTTATGCCGTGTTCGGGGCATTAATTGGTCAATCGTTTCTTCAGGAAATTGATGCGCTTCATTTATCCATAAAAAATCTCTAGAGCGCCCATGTATTTTATCGGGGGTATCCGCTCCATAATAATTAACATTGTTACCAAACAAATTATAAATATGATCGGTTTTATTATGGTATTCGTCCCTATAAATATTATGCTTTATTAGAACGTCTTTAAAATCTTTCCAGGCCGTCGCTTTTAATGCTGAATAAGTATCTCGGCAAATATCAATTTCAAGACCCGCGTGTTTATGCGCTTGACAAAGCCAAATAATATAATATACTACTGAGTATGTTTTACCCGAACGCGTACCCCCTTGCAATAAAGTGACGCGTTGTTTAGGTACATTCGATTTTAAGTATAGAAAATTAGGATTCGCTTTCATCATTTAGCCATTCGGGGAATGTACTTTCTATATTCGTTTGTTCTATTTGTTGAATAGGCGCGCCATATGCGCTATCTAAAACGGCTTTATACGCGTTGGTATCTCTTAATTCAATAGCCTTCGCAATTTGTGCAACGTGCATTTTATATTCATTCTCATCTAAAGAAAGTAATTCGCGTAAAATTGTACTTCTATTTCTAACCCCTTTAGGCCGCCCGTTTGGGTTTCCGCTTTGCCCCTTTTCGAATGGTATTAAGTCTTCTTTGCTCATTCTGTTTTTATTCTGTTTTTAATAGTTATCGTAAACCTTGCGTAATTTTTGAAGCACGGCCTTAATACAGCTTGCGCACGTTGTCGGTTCGTTACGTTCTGAAAATACTCTATTATAAGTTGTAAGTAATCTTTTTTGAACGCTCGGAATTATTACGTTATTATTTAATTCTTCACAACCGCAATCTTCGCCCGCAATAAATTTGACTAGCTTATCTATTCCTATTGCTTTAAAGCCCTTTTCTAAAGTATCTCCTAAACCTTTTGATTCGTTTACTTGTTCTAATTCATTTAGCGTGTTTTCTTCGCTTATTGGGGTGCTTTTTATTTCACCCATTAATACTTTTTTTGGTCTACCTTTAGCCATATTTTTATTTTATTAAATTATACTCTTCGTTTAAATAGTCCTCGTAATCTTCGCCGCATTTTATACGTATTTTTTCCTTACAATTCTTAATAGTATTAAAGATACTTGTAAGGCTTATATTTGTACCCGCTGAAATTTCGCGCATTGAAATGTCACCCTTTAAATATAAACTAAATAAACGCTTATCGTATTCTATCCAGGAATCAATTTCACTATATATTTTGTCTTCAATCTTATCGTATGACGTGAACATTGTTTGTTCGTATTCATCAACTGTTAAATTATCTATTTCGTAAAGTGAAACCTTAATATTCTTTTGGCGGTATTTAGTGAGATCAATATGAGAATTTTTTAAGATTAAATAAATATACGCTTTGTTGGGCTTTCC